AGCAGCGTGGTCTGGATATTTCCAACAAAGAAGAGCCGGTAGGTTTCTTTGAGCGTATTCGCATGGGAAATATTGATGAACCCGGTACAGAAGCGTACAACCGCTTTGGTGCTGGCCGTGGTCGTGCGACTCCTGCCGCCCCTGCCGCTGAAGAAGTTCGTCCTAATCCTGTTCCTCGTATTCCACCTCAGCCAAATCCAATTTTTGCTGCTGGTATGGAGCAAGGTAAGCGCCAGCCATCTGGCGATGCAAGCGTAGCAGAAGACTATGCTGGCCCACGAACCAAGCCAATTATTACTACGCCAGTTAAACCTGCTGCACCTAAACCAAAGCCCGAACAGGATCGGATTGGTATGCCTCAAGCCCCCCAGTACGCAGGCCCATTACGTGGCATGAGAAGCGACGCAACTCCGCCAAAATACGCTGGCCCAATGCGCGGTATGCGTAGTGATGCTGGCACAAGCCCTCCTATTGCTACACATGGCGGCCCTCGTGATGAAGAGAAGTTACTAAAGCCAGCCAAGCCCAGCATGGACACAAAGACCATGAATGAGAATGCCAAAAAAGCCATGGCTGACGACCCAAGTTCTTTGATGGGTATGGCTGGCGCAGGTGCAGCAGCTTTGTTTGGTGCAAGCAAATTAGGCAAGCTGTTTAAGGGTGCAAAGAAGGCAGCCGGGGCTGGCAGAGATTTGGTAGTCTCTTCGCCCAAAGGCTCTGCTATGGGTAAGGCTGATGACGCAAAGGCGGCTAAAGCCTACGACAAGCTTAAAAAGAGCAGCTTTACAAAAGGCGACGACGTAACCGATGTCACCGCCAAGAAGCGCGGTGGTGCAGTCAAGAAATATGCCTCCGGTGGAATGGTTTCATCTGCGTCTAGACGTGCTGACGGTATTGCCATCAAAGGCAAGACTCGTGGCAAGATCTGCTAAGGAACTCTCATGCGACGTAGACTTAACGATAAACCAGATTCTGGCGGGGGTGGATACAACATCCCACAATACACTGGTAAAAAAGCTGACAATACCATGAGCAATATTGCCGCAGGTATGGGTATCCCAGCCGGTATTGCTTTGGTTGCGGGCCGAGTTGGAGAGGGCGACCGCAATGCTGCCCAACGTGAAAAGGCCGCTGATGCTAAACGTACATCTGACGCTGAAATGAAGCGTGAGTCTCGTGGCATTAAAAAGCCCGCTAACTTTGACGCAATGCAAGAATCTATCCAAGATGCTAAAGACGCTAAAGATCGTAAAAAAATTAGCGACATGGGTTACAAAAAAGGCGGCTTTGTTCGTTCTGCCGACGGTGTAGCTCAACGGGGTAAAACCCGTGGAAAGATGTGCTAACTATGATATCCAGTCGCGGTATGGGAGCCATGCTCCCCAATAAAATGCCAAAAGGCAAGAAGAAAGCCCGGCGGGACGACACTGACTTTACTCAGTACAAAGAAGGCGGTGTAGTTAAAGCCGCTGGTGGTTTGTATGCCAACATTGCTGCCAAGAAAAAACGTATTGCTTCAGGTTCTGGTGAGAAGATGCGCAGTGCAGGCTCGGCTGGTGCACCCAAGAAAGGTGATTTTGCGGCGGCTGCAAAGACTGCTAAATTTGCTGCGGGTGGTCTGGCGCAACAAGCGGCCACAGCTATTGCTATGAAGGCTAAAGGCGTAAAACCTAAGAAGATGGCAGAAGGCGGTAAGTCTACGGTTAACGCCGCAGGCAACTACACCAAGCCAGAACTACGTAAAAGAATCTTTAACGCTGTAAAAGCAGAAGCCACAGCAGGCACTGGCGCAGGACAATGGTCAGCCAGAAAAGCCCAAATGGTTGCACAACGCTATAAAAAAGCTGGCGGAGGGTACAGAGATTGAAAGCACCTCAGCAATCGCTAAAAGATTGGGGTGACCAGAAATGGCGCACCAAGTCTGGTAAACCGTCGAGTAAGACGGGGGAGCGTTATTTGCCCGAAAAAGCTATTAAATCATTGTCATCACAAGAATATGCAGCTACAACCAAAGCCAAGCGTGCTGGTAAAGCCGCTGGTAAACAGTTTGTAGCCCAACCTAAAGCAATAGCAAAGAAAACGGCAGGATTTAGATGACCACGACCGGCACAAACCTTTTTAACATGGACTTCACGGAGATTGCCGAAGAAGCATGGGAGAGGGCTGGCCGAGAGATGCGTTCAGGTTATGATCTTAAAACCGCCCGCCGGTCAATGAACCTGATGACCATTGAGTGGCAAAACCGTGGTATCAATATGTGGACGATAGAGCAAGGCTTTATCACCTTAACGGCAGGTCTGGCAACTTATGCATTACCCACAGACACCATTGATCTGTTAGAGCACGTTATTCGTACTGGACAGAATACAGCTTCTACACAGGCCGATTTATCAATTACACGCATCAGCGTTTCTACCTATGCGACCATTCCGAACAAACTTCAACAAGCCCGCCCCATCCAAGTCTTTGTTCAAAGACTGTCTGGACAAGTTAACCCAACGTCTTCGTATCTCAACGGAACCATTACAGCCACAGCAACCACGATCACGCTTGACACGGTGGTTGGGTTAGCCGGATCAGGGTTTATTCGTTTAGAGTCAGAAGACATTTATTACACCTTTGTTAGCGGTAATACGCTGGGTGGTGTTTTCCGTGGTCAGAACAATACAACTGCCGCCGCGCACGTAGACGGTATTGCAGTCTTTGTTCCGCAACTTCCAGCCGTTACCGTATGGCCTACACCGGATAACAGCACAACATATCAGTTTGTGTATTACAGACTTCGTAGAATACAAGATGCTGGTGCGGGTTCTGAAACAGCCGACATGAATTTCCGTTTTCTGCCGTGTGTAGTGGCAGGCTTGGCGTACTACATTGCCATGAAGGTACCAGAATTGATACAGCGCCTCCCAATGCTCAAAGAGGCGTACGACACACAGTTTGACCTTGCCGCAGGTGAAGACCGAGAGAAAGCATCAATTCGGTTTGTGCCTCGCCGTCAATATCTTGGGAGCGGCGTCTAATGGGTAATCGTTACGCATCAGGCAAGATAGCCGTTGCAATATGTGATCGTTGCGGGTTTCAGTTTCGCCTGCGCAACCTTAAAGAAGAAATTATCAAGACTAAACGATTTAACATCTTGGTTTGTGATGAGTGTTTTGATCCTGATCAGCCGCAGTTACAGTTGGGTATGTACCCAGTTGATGATCCGCAAGCACTACGTAACCCGCGTACTGATACAACGTATATTACTTCTGGGGTAAATAGCAGTGGTAATTTGTCTGGTGGTTCACGGGACATTCAATGGGGCTGGAACCCGGTTGGGGGAGCCAGTAATTTTGATGAAGCGCTGACACCAAATTACTTGGTGGCAACAACATTTGTTGGTACAGTAACGGTATCTTAAAGGAGTTAGTTATGAAAGACATGACGCAAGACAAAAAGATGGTGAAATCCGCCATTGGTAAGCATGAGAAAAATATGCACCCCGGCAAATCCATGACCAAACTTGCTAAAGGCGGTAAAACCAACGCGGACATGAAAACCATGGGTCGTGGTTTGGCTAAGATTGCAGCACAAAAGCGAGGTTAATATGGCTATAGTAAACAACAAGCCCGCATCTTCTTACGCCAAGCCACACACTATGAGTGGTAAAGACGTGACTGTTGCCGAGAATCCCGGTGGTGGCCCTAACCGCAGCAAAGCCGATACTGTCAATATGAGCGTTGGTAACATCAGTAAGTTTGCCGGTGATCAGCCAGTTAAAACGTCAGGTATTATGGTGCGTGGCGGTAAAGCCCAAACCAAAGGCAGAATGGCACGCGGCCCCATGGCCTAAGAGGTAAATATGAATTACGCCGAGTTAACAGCCCAAATTAAAAACATTTGTGAAAATGAGTTTGACGCTACAACTTTGGCTATGTTTACGCAACAAGCGGAACAGAAGATTTACAACAGCGCTCAACCTTCGTTTTTAAGAAAGAACGTTACGGGCGTATTGACCACTGGTAATAAGTTCTTGCAATGTCCAACGGATTTCTTGTCTACCTACAGCCTTGCTATATTCCCGAATAACTCAACGACCGCAACGGGTACATCTGGGCTTAAAACAATCGTTGTTGCAAGCACCACCGGTATTGCGGTAGGCCAACAGGTAACTGGGACAGGTATTGGTGTAAACGCACTGGTTAGAAGCATTGCCAGCACAACAATTACCTTGACGGTGGCTAACAGTGCAACGGTGTCAGGTACGGTCGTATTTCAAGGTGATAATCTTTATCTACTAAACAAGGACGTTAACTTCATTCGTGAAGCGTATCCTTTATCGTCACAGCTTAGTGAGCCTAAACACTACGCCATTTTTGGCCCTCGATCAGACGACGAAGCGGAACTCACTTTTATTCTTGGCCCGACACCAGATGCAGGTTACACCGCAGAATTACATTATTACTATTACCCAGAGTCTATTGTGACCGCCGGTACAACATGGCTGGGTGACAACTTTGACAGTGTACTTCTTAACGGCGCATTGATTGAAGCCTTACGATTTATGAAAGGCGAAGCTGCAGATACGGCTGTCTATGATAAGTTGTATTTGCAAGCAATAACTTTGTATAAGAACCTTGCCGATGGCAAACAGCGCGGTGACGCTTATCGTGATGGTCAGTATAGGGCTACAGTCACATGATCTTACAAACCCAGACCACCAGCTTTAAGTTAGAGTTGTATACAGGTGTTCACAACTTGTCTACAAACACCTTGAAGGTTGCTTTGTATACGGCCAGTGCAAATCTTGATGAAAGCACAACTGAGTACAACTCGACCAACGAGGTGAGTGGTGGTGGGTACACGCCGGGCGGCGTGGCCTTATCCGGGGTCACAATCAGCTCTGATGGGTACACAGCCTTTGTGAACTTCAATGACGCTGTGTTTAACGCCTCGGTGACAGCCCGGTGTGCTTTGATTTATAACGTAACGCAGGGTAATAAATCTATTGCAGTGTTAGATTTTGGTTCTGATAAAACCTCAAGTAACTTTACAATCGTGATGCCAGCAACATCGGCATCTTCTGCTTTAATCCGTTCTTCTAACTAAGGAGTCATCATGACTATTGAAAAAACCAAAGCCACTGACATTGTTTCTAGTGGTCTGACCTGTAACACCAAGGCCAGTGAAGACGCACAGGCGACCGGCGTATTTGAAATCAAATGCCATGACAAAGACGGCAATTTGAAGTGGGAAGCCAAGTCTAAAAACTTGGTAGTCAACGTTGGCCTTCAGTACATGGCGGGTTCTGCCCTGACCTCAGTGACCCAGATTACTACTTGGTATCTTGGCCTGTACGGTGCAGGTGCTTCAAACACCCCTGCGGCGGCAGATACTATGTCTTCTCACGCTGGCTGGACTGAGGTTGTGGCTTACAGCAATGCAACTCGTGTGGCTACTACGTTTGTAACAGCAACGGCTGCTAATCCTTCTGTGGTGACTAACTCAGCTTCTCCAGCTACGTTTAACATTAACGGCACAACAACTATTGGCGGGGCTTTCCTGACCAGTGGTAGTGCTAAGAGTGGTACAGCAGGCACGTTGTTTTCTGCGGCTGACTTTGGTGCACCGGGCGACCGTTCTGTGGTTGCTAGTGATACATTGGCTGTGACTTACACATTCAGCTTGGCGGCTTAATATGGCAGCGTGGGGTGACGGCGCATGGGGCGACAGCGGTTGGGGCGGTTTTGTCGCCTACACTGGCTCCGTGGACGACACCGCCACAGCTACTGATATAATAATAGCTGGTATAGCTTACTCATCATTAGTTGCAGGAACTGGATGGGGTGAAAATGGATGGGGCGTTAGCTCATGGGGTGGAGAAGGTGAATTAGCCACTGCTTCAGATGCTGTGGTTTCTGCGGTTGTTTTGCAGGCAATCGTGTCAGAAACGGCT